AATAAGACAAGGGAAGAAATAGCTAAAGATTATGTTACCAGAGAACAAATGGAAAAAACCTTTCAAAGAATTATTGACTCTATAGAACGAATAGATGAGAAGATAGATAGACTCCAAACAAAAACTTATTTCCAAGATTAGAATTACTATAAATAGTAGTATAAACAGGAACTACTATTATGGCAGCACCCAACAGTAAAGCAACACTTAAAGAATACATCAAAAGAAAGCTTGGTGCTCCTGTTCTGGAAATTAACCTAGATGATGACCAATTTGATGACAGAATAGATGAAGCACTACAATACTTTCATAATTATCATTACGATGGTAGCATAAAGACTTATCTAAAACATAAAATAACAGATACTAAGACTGCTACTATGAAAACAGATGAGCAATTCGTAGAGAATGCCGCTGGAACACACGACTACGCTAATGAAGTTGTTAAACAACAGAAGAACTATATTGTCTTACCAGACTTTGTTCTCGCAGTAATGAATATATTCCCTTTCAATGATAAGAGTAATCTTAATATGTTTGATATGAGATATCAGTTAAGACTGAATGATTTGTATAGTTTAACATCAACTAATATTCTATACTACGAACAAGTTCAACAACAGTTATCTTTAATGCAACATGTATTAGTTGGTAGAACACCAATAAGGTTTAACCAACATATGAATAGATTGTATTTGGATATGGATGTAGATAGTATCTACAAAGATGAACATTTAATCATAGAGTGTTATAGAAAATTAGACCCTACAAACTTTACAGATGTTTATAATGATATGTGGTTAAAGAAATATGCAACTGCATTATGCAAATACCAATGGGGAGAAAACTTATCTAAGTTCCAAGGTATTGCATTACCTGGAGGAGTGACTCTTGATGGAACTCAAATGAAACAAGAAGCGCAAGAAGAAATACAACGACTCGAAGAAGAGTCAAGATTAAATCATGACATGTTACCTATGGATATGATTGGATAATGAGATATGCCAACTAATGTTTTTTTCAACCACGCAGTCCAAACGGAACAACAACTATACGAAGATTTAGTAGTTGAGTCTTTAAGGATTTACGGACACGAAACTTTTTATTTGCCTAGGCAGATAATAGAAGAAGATACTATACTAAACGAAGATGTTCAGTCTAAGTTTGGTGATGCGTATTCGGTTGAAATGTATATTGAAAATGCAGAAGGTTTCGAAGGAGAAGGAGACCTTATGTCTAAGTTTGGTGTTCAAGTTAGAGACCAAGCAACATTTGTCATATCACTAAGAAGTTGGGAAAGATTCATTTCCCTAGACTCAAACCTTGCAACATCATTCAGACCCAATGAAGGAGATTTAGTATACTTCCCTTTAAGTGGTTCAATGTTTGAAATCAAATTTGTAGAACATGAAGACCCATTTTATCAAGTTGGTAAACTATTTGTATTTAAACTTAGATGTGAACTCTTCGAATACGGTCAAGAAGATTTCGATACAGGTCTTACCGATATAGATATAATAGAAGACGAACAGGCATACTCATTGAGTATGACAATGGGAAGTGGAAACGCAAAAGACTATGTTGCTAATGAGAATTTAACTAAAGGTGGTGTAGTTGTTGCAGAGGCTGTATCGTGGCATCAACCTACAAGTAAACTACTCGCAAAAGATATAACAACAACCCTAGAAGTGAACGATGTATTGATTGGCGCTGTTTCAGCCGCACAATTTACAATAACATCAATAGATGATAGAATGACATTCTCTAATGATGCGGCCGCTCAGAATCTAGATTTTGAAAGTAAAGATTCGTCATACCTTGACTTGAGTGAAACGAATCCATTTGGAGAACCATAATGATAGAAAAAATAGTCGCAGATGTTCTTAACATCGACCAATCAACAATAGAAGATAAACATAACCTAGTAGAAGACTTGGGTGCAGATTCGCTTAACATTGTTGAATTAGTAATGCAAATTGAAGAACAATATGAAATAGAAGTGCCTGATGAAGATGCAGAAGGCATAGAAACAGTTGCAGACATTAAACAATATGTAGAGGATAATGCATAATGTTCGGAACCTATTTCTATAATGAAACTATTAAGCGTTGTGTATCAGTATTTGGTACCATGTTTAATAACATACAGATTAAGAAAGTTAAGGCTGATGGAACAGTCTTATCTTCACCTATGGTTCCATTATCATATGGACCCAAACAAAAGTTTTTAGATAGAATCGCTGAAGAAGCTAGTCTATCTGATAGAAATAGGAGTGCAATATCGTTGCCAAGGATGGCATTTGAACTTACAGGTTTTGAATATGATGTTGCAAGACAACAAAACAAACTTATAAAAAGCGCAAAGTCTACTTATGAGTCAGATGGTAAGAGAGGGTTTCAATACAATCCAGCACCATACAATTTAAACTTTACATTGTCTATTCTAACAAAGAATATGAATGATGCATTACAGATAGTGGAACAAATACTTCCATACTTCCAACCAGAATATACAGTTACAATGAAAATGGTAGATGCAATGCCTGATAACAGAGATGTGCCTATTATTTTAAACAGTGTATCTTTTCAAGATGACTATGAGGGTTCATTTGAAGATAGAAGAATTATAGAATACTCTTTAGACTTTACAATGAAGACATACTTCTTTGGACCTGTATACACAGGTAACCTTATCAAGAATGTTATTGAAAGAACTTATCTTGGAGATGGCAACACTGCATTTTCTACATCTCAGATAACTGCCGCTGGTTTAATTAAAGAAGTTAAACATTATGAACCTGCATTTGCAGAAAGATGTAATGCAGTATCTAACTCTACAACAGTGGCCTTTGCCACTGCGATAAATAGTAAGATAAGTGTTGCAGATGAAGTATTCGGAACAAACTTAACAACTAATCCGACTATTGCCTCTATTGCAAATAACAAACTATCAATTGTATTATCAGCTGCTATAACAGTTGATGCAGATACTAAACTTAAATTTGTTGGTTCAGTAGACCCAGCAGACTCATTTGTAGTTGCAGAAAATGTGACATATTATGATGACGGAGCTAGATACTCCTTTGAAGATGAAGACAATAGTTAATTATGAAAAACGAAATCGACCAGAAATTGGATGATATTCTAAATATCGAATCTGATATCAAAAAAGAAACTCAAGTAGTCAAACTTCCTTCTCGACATGAGAATATGGAAACAGACTATAGATATGCCAGAGAAAACCTCTATGACTTAGTAGAACGAGGTCAGGACGCCATAGATGGTATATTACAACTTTCCAAAGAAACGGAACATCCTCGTGCCTACGAAGTCGCAGGCCAATTAATTAAAACTGTTGGAGAAACAGCAGAAAAGTTAATAGACCTTCAACAAAAATTGAAGAAGTTAGAGGGCGAAGAGACTAAAGTTGGAACACAACATAATCATTTATATGTTGGTTCAACATCTCAGTTGCAGAAGTTTCTAAAAAAGAATGATAAGAAATAAAAACTTCAAAAATTTTTTTAGAACCGCATATTGTTTCATGGACAAACAAAGAAATGAAGCGTATGAAAGTTGGATATCTGAGAATGTAAAAGATAAAACAGTTATAGACTTGGGTGCAGGTTCAGGTATATTATGTTATCTCGCAGTTAAGTATGGCGCAAAGAAAGTATACGCATTAGAACGCAGAGGTAGACTCATTCATAGAATGAAAGAGATATTGGGAGATACTGTAGAGTATATACACGCAGACTTATTAGAAGTAGATGATTTACCAGAATGTGACATATATTTACATGAGTGGTTAACATCTGAGTTTTGGGATGAAAAGAGATTTCTTTCATATTGGTTTAAAGAAGATGACGAAGAATTAGAAGTAGGACATATATTAGATTTGATTGAGTATGCAACAAAACATAATTTCGTAGATAAACTATATCCGAATACAGTAGAACTCTCAGATATAACAGGAGTAAGTATTGATAGAGTGGAACAAATGACTAACTTATACACATACTCTAAATACTCCATGAGGTTTATAAGTGATTATTATCCGGAGATTGACCAGATATCGCAGTATTATAACACTGTAGAAACAAAAGAAGTCCTTTTTAAAGGACATATTAAAGATGTGAAGTATATGAAAGCAACTAATGCTCTAGGCTGGGAAGTATCATTTGATGACAAACATGTGTTATCAAATCATTTACCAATATCACATTGGGGTTTAAAAGATGGTTCAAGCTAAAAACGAAGGATACTTAGGTAATAACCTAATCAAGAGAGCTGGTGTTGAAACAAAATACACCGAAGAAGAGATATCAGAATATCAATTGTGTTCATCAGACCCATGCCATTTTATAGAAAAATACACACAAATCATATCATTAGATGAGGGTCTTGTGCCCTTTACTCTTCGTGGATACCAAGAGAAGTTAGTCCATCACTTTAACGATAATAGATTTACTTGTGTTTTGGCTGCAAGACAGTCAGGCAAATCAATAACATCTTGTGCATATCTACTATGGTATCTT